AATCCTAGCATTAAAAATGCTAATCAAATTCGCATAGGTCAAAAGATTAAAATGCCTAAAGCAGGAAGTGTTCCGGGAAATACCAAAACTAAAAACCCATATGCCCGTATGTCCCAAACTCAAATGAACATGTTGAGGTCTAAGGACAAGGGACAGCAACGCGCAGTAACCAGCGCCATGCGTAATGAAGTTAAGCGTTCTGGCGCTCAAACTTCTCCAACGCCTAAAAAGGCCAAGACTGTAAAAGACTCTCGTTCTGCTGTTCCAGAAGCCAAGAAGAAGGAGTTGATTGATAAAGCCAAGGCAAATCAATCAAAGAATCCAAAGAAGAAGTCTTTGTTTTCTAGGCTGTTTGGCGGCAACAAAAAGAAACCAGCCGTGCCGTCTAATGATATCGCCGCAAAGAAGGGTGGTGTCATGAAGAAAAAGGTACGCGGGTACAAATCTGGCGGTACGGTTCGTGGCGCTGGTGCGGCTACAAAGGGTAAGCGATTTACTCGCGCAGGATAATCAATGCCGTTAGCTAGAGGAAAATACGCGTTTGGCTTTTGCGATAAAACAGGGTTTAGATATAAATTATCAGACCTTGTTTTTGAGTTTCGTAATGGCGTTAAAACTGGTCTAAGGGTCGGCAATGATGTTGCTGACCCAGACCACCCCCAAAACTTTCTTGGGCGGATTAGAATTAACGACCCTCAATCATTGTCCAATGCAAGGCCGGATAGATTCTCAGATTCGGTTACAATTACGTTTCCGACATTTGATGTATCTACTTTAACACAAGTTAATGTGGGATTTGGTATTGGTAGGGTCGGTGAAGTAACGACAAGTGGAGCGCCTGTTCCTGCACAGAATGTTTCCTTGCAGCTTAGTGCGGTATTTGGCGTGGGCAAGGCTGGCAATATGTCAATAGGCCCAGCATCGACCTACGACTCTACAAGTGTTACACTTGACTCTACAAATAAAACCTTTGACGAGGGGTAAATGGCAAAGCAAACAGTAGGAATTGGCTCAAGCGCAAATGATGGAAGTGGCGATACACTTCGTGTTGGGGCAGATAAAATAAATGATAACTTCAATGAGATTTATGCGGCATTGGGAAACAGTTCCAGTGTGCTAACTGATATCATAGATGCTAATGGCCTTTTTGATGTTAGCTCTGGCGCAAATAAAATTGTTTTCTATTATGCTGCTTTAAGTGACTTACCAAGTGCGTCAACTTATCATGGGGCTGTAGCTCATGTTCACGCTACAGGGGGTTTGTACTTTGCTCATGGCGGTAATTGGATACGATTGAATGATGAGACTACCGGGCCTGTAACAAAATACACTGCTGGCACTAGCGGAAGCTCGGCATACACGTTTACTGGCCCCGGCGCGACATCAGGCAATAATCCGAATTTTACCTTCTATAAAGGTCATACCTATTTAATTGATAATACAGCTAATGTATCAAGCCATCCTTTGCAAATTAGAACATCTAATGGCGGGTCTGCTTTTACAACAGGGGTGACGGAAAATTACAATTCTACCACCGGGCTAACGCAGTTTATTGTCCCGCACGAACCAAGTGATACATCTTTGGTGTATCAGTGTACTAACCATAGTGCAATGGTTGGAAATATAACAATAGTATGATGAGATTTTAAAATGGCTATAACTACAGCAATGTGTACAAGTTTTAAAAAAGAGCTTTTTGAAGCGACACATGATTTTACATCAGATACATTTAAGATTGCTCTGTTTACTAGCAGCGCGACTTTAAACGCTTCTACCACAGCCTACTCCACATCCAACGAAATTTCTGGTTCAGGTTACAGCGCTGGCGGAGTTGCATTGACTGTAGTTGCTCCAGCTACAGACGGCACATCCGCTATTGTTGATTTCAATGACCCCTCTTGGACAAGCGCTTCATTCACTGCAAATGGCGCACTTGTTTACAACTCTAGCAAATCAAACAAAGCAGTAGCAGCTTTTGCTTTTGGCGGCGACCAAACAGTATCATCTGGTACTTTTACAATAACAATACCAGCGGCAGCATCAGGAACAGCGGTAGTCAGGATTGATTAATGTCTTATTCGTATTCAGAGCTAAAGCAGGCTATACAAGATTTTACTGAGAATGATGAAACAGGTTTTGTAACAAATCTGCCTGTGTTTATTCGCTCTGCCGAAGACCGCATTTTTTCAAATGTAGATTTAGAAAACTTTAGGAAGAACGCCACATCTGCACTTACTCAAAACAACGAGTATCTTTCTACACCATCAGATTTTCTTGCCCCGTTTTCTTTATTTATAACCACTGCAAGCAGTGAAAACTTCTTAATAGAAAAAGACGTTAATTTTATTAGAGAGGCGTATCCCAATAGGGCCACAACAGGCGTTCCTAAATATTACGCTTTCTTTGATGCCACCGCGACATCTTCAGGTCAGGTTCAGGCAAACTTCATACTGGGTCCAACGCCGGACCAAGCATATACTGTGGAGTTACATTATTACTATCGACCAGCAAGCCTGACTGCTGGCGCAAACAGTGAGTATACATGGTTAAGCAAAAACGCTTCTAATGCCCTTCTTTACGGCTCTTTGATAGAGGCGTATATTTACATGAAGGGTGAGCAGGATGTTATATCCATGTATGAGGGTCGTTTCCAAGAGGCAATGACAAGATTAAAAGACCTTGCTGAGGCAAGAGAAAATGATGACGCATATAGGCAGGGATTGCCAAAGCGTCCTCGCACATAAGGAGTAAGAAATGGCAACGAGTAACGCGGCAACCACGTTTCTTGAGAATAAGTTACTTAACTTTTTGTTCAAGAATAACGCTGGTTCCTTTTCAACCCCCGGTGACAGCATATATGTTGGGCTGGCAACAGCGGTATCTAACTTTAATGATACCTCTGGCGAAACAGACGCTCCTGTAATTACAGAGGCCACCTTCACAAACTATGCCCGATTGCAAGTTACGGCGGCAAACTGGACCGTAACGTCAGACACCACTGAAGCACAAAAAGCTACAAACACTAACAATATAGAGTTTGCGGCATCAGGCGGAACAAGCAATACGGTCACACACGCATTTATAGCGACTCATGCAAGTGCCAGTTTGGTTACAGAAGGCAGTGGCGGCAATGTCCTGTTTATCGGTGCATTAGATGCGTCAAAGACTATCGCTACGGGCGATATCTTCCGTATCAACGCTGGGAATCTTGAAATTGAGTTAAAGTAATGGCGCTTGTTCTTAAAGACAGAATAAAAGAAACTACTACCACCACCGGAACAGGCACTTATACGCTTGCTGGTGCGGTAACTGGTTTTGAGGCGTTTAGTCAAATAGGTAATAGTAACACTACCTATTATGCCTGCACGGACGGAACTGACTTTGAGATTGGCATTGGAACCTACACTGCATCTGGTACACTCTTGGCCCGTACTACAATATTGCAGTCCAGTAACTCTGATAGCGCTGTTAATTGGACATCAGGAACTCGCACTATTTTCTGCACGTTGCCAGCAGAAAAGGCTGTGTTCTTGGATGCAAGTAATGCGGTGCAGGGTTTCACGGAACAAGACCCGAATGCGCTAGCATTCGCAATAGCATTGGGATAGAAAAATGGCTAACGAATTTAAAACATTCACATTAAGAGATATAGACGATACTAGCGCAACTCTTTACACCTGCCCTTCTTCCACACAGACAACTATTATTGGTTTGAATGTAGCGAACATTCTTTCAGTTTCCATTACGGTCAGCGTTGAACTTTATGACGGAGGAGGCGGCACTCCTACACATATTGTAAAGGACGCTATAGTTCCAGTGGGGAGTAGTTTGGTGGCTGTTGGCGGTGACCAAAAGATTGTAATGAACGCTACAGACATTTTAAAGGTTAAAGGTTCTCAGACAAATTGTTGTGATGCAATTGCTTCTGTGCTGGAGATTACATGATGGCATTAAGTACAATAGGCGCAAATCAAATAGCCTCTTTACCCGCTAGCTCCGTAGGCTCGAGTCAGTTAGCAAGCGGTGCAATCACTTCTGCGGCTATGCCTACAGGCTCTGTGTTGCAAATACAACGCACACAGTACACGAGTACAACAAGCACTGCGGTTAACACTCAAACAAATGTATCATTAGACCATTTAGCAGTTAATATCACTCCTATATCAACCAGTAGCATTATAAAAATTGATGCAATGGTAAATGGTGAATGGTCTACATACCAGTCTGCTAGTTATAATTCAGTTTGGTTCTTTTATAGAGATTCAACAAAGCTAAGTACTCCGGCTTCGAGTGGTAGAGCAGTAGGTATTCACATGGGTACAGGTATAACTATTGAATCTGCCAATGCGGGTTCTACGCCAGAACACGCGTTTTATAGCTATTTTGATACACCCTCAACAACTAGCCAAATAACTTACAAGGTGGGTGTTTATCAGGGTACAGGTTCTAACATTACTTGGTGGACTAATAGAACTGTGAGTGATGTAGATGGTTATCAATATGAAAGAGGCACATCATTTATCAGCGTAACAGAGATAGCAGGGTAACCAATGGCGTACATCGGCGCACAACCAAACAAAACATTGACAAAAACAACGAGTCAGTCTTTCAACGGTACAGGTTCGGCGACCGCGTTTACACTTAACCGTGCTGTGAACACTGGTGAAGAGCTAGAGGTATTTGTCGACAACGTGCAGCAGGAACCCGGCTCTGGTAAGTCATACACAGCCACCGGAACCACCCTGACGTTTGACGAAGCGCCAGCATCTGGCACGGGTAACGTGTACGTTATCTATCGCGGTCAGGCAGAAGTAACAACACGGCTGGAAGCACCTGACCTTTCTATTACAACTGCAAAGCTGGCAGACGATGCCGTGACAAAAGCTAAGATAGGCGCAACTGAGTTAGATTTAGCGACAATAAAGGACAGTAGCGGAACTAATACAGCTATGACTATTGATAGCACTGGTCGTATACTTACGCCAGCAAGGCCAGCTTTTTTTGTAGCTCAAGATTCATCTAGCACATCAGCTTTTACTGGTGTTATTAATTTTAATACAGTACACACAAATGTTGGTTCACATTTTGACATATCTAACGATAGGTTTGTTGTGCCTATCGCTGGCATTTATAACTTTAATTTTTCTGCCTTAGGGTGTAATTCAGGTGGCGGTCAAGTAGCCGTCCAATCGGCGGTTAAAGTTCAACTTGAACGCTCAACAGATACTGGTTCTAGTTATACAGTTTTTACTCATAGTTATGCTTATTTTAATAGTACTACCAGCTATCCTAATATGGCTTGTTCAGGAACTATAGCGTTGACTGCTGGAGATTATATTCGCGTAAATTGCGCCAACGGTTATCTTTATGGAGATAATAGCGGGACCTATGACATTCGTTTTAGCGGATTTTTAGTAGGATAGGAGTTTGAAATGCCATTAAGCAAAATTCAAGCCCAAAGCATGAACCTTGCTGATACCTTTGCGTTTACTGGTACTGTGTCTGGGGTTGGTGGAATTGTACCATTAACTACAGTTACAGCAGGCAGTTCAACAGCAGAACTTGATTGGACGGGCGCTTCTTCTACTTATGATAACTATTTGGTTTTTTATCACCTAACACCTACCGCTGACGCAGACATAATGATGAGGTTTTTTGACAGTTCTAATTCAATAGTTAGCTCTAGTAGTTACGGTCATGGCACTACCAATGAAGCCTCTAGTAACAATGCAAATTCAAATGCTGCTTCAAAAATAGTACTACGAAATAATCATGGTGGTGCGGGTACTAATGAAGATATGACAGGTTGGTTTTATTTTATAAATCCAAAAATCAGCACTAAGAGAACAGGTGTGACCATTTTGTATAATGGAGAAAACACTAGCGGAAATCATATCGCGGGAATTACTCTTGGGGCTTTTACCTCAGAGACTGAACAGAATGGTTTTAGAATATATGTTTCTAGTGGCAATTTAGATGGGTCAACCGCTCAAATTTACGGAATAGTAAAGCTGTAGGAGTAATGAATGGCATATATAGGCATTGACCCAAATATAGGCGACATAACCTTTCAAAGGTTTACGGGTGATGGAAGCGCAACTGCGTTTACGTTGGCACAAAGTGTTGTTAGCGGTGAGGCACTAATTGTAACAATCGGTAACGTAGTGCAAGAGCCGGGAATAGGCAAAGCGTACACAGCGTCAGGAACAACTCTTACCTTTTCTGCCGCTCCAGCTAATGGCGATGTAATTACCGTGCGCTTTTTTGGTCGTGCCGTAGACCAGCCCACCAGCTTTGCAATGCAGTTGTTTAAATACACAGCAACAGCAAGCCAAACCGCGTTTACAGGTGCGGATGCTAACGGTGCGATATTAGCTTTTTCTGGCAATGATGTAGACGTATATCTAAACGGCGTACATCTCGACAGCACAGACTTTACCCCCAGCAATGGAGACACAATTACACTGGCGTCTGGTGCAACGGTAAACGATGAGTTAGTCATTCGCGCCTTTCGTGCTTTTACTGTGACTGATACAGTCAGCAAGTCTAGCGGTGGTACATTTGCGGCTGAGATTACTGCGCCACAGTTTCAAACCACTAACACCACAGTTGATACGGCTGTATTCCGCACCAATGGACAAAGTGTGAGTGAGAACACTACAATAGCCTCAACCAAGAATGCTTTAGCGATTGGTCCATTGACCATAAGTTCATCAACTGCGATTACCGTCAACGGTAACCTGACAATACTGTGAGGCACAAATGGCTTCAAGAATAAATGTAGACGAAATAAGAAATGCGGCAGGCACTGATGTGCCTGTTATAACTGGATACCTTAAACAGGTGTATGATAGTGGCTTTATAAGCATTGCAGACAGCACATGGGTGACTATTACGCACAATATTTCTTTACCTTACAAACTTCAAATCCTGCAAAAGATATATGTCACAGGCTCTGGTGGTCATAATTCTGAGTATGCAGATAATGATATTCTTGAAATACCGCCAAACTCAGAAATTGATAACTACACTTCAACAGGATTTCACACCATCTCAAAAGACAATACACTAAGAGTATATGGACATGGCGCATTAGGTGTGGTTGCCGCAAATGGAAATGCAACTGGGTATGCGCCAAGGTTAGAAACAAACGGAACTCGATTTATAATTTATAAGGCACAGTAAGAGACAGTCATGTCAACATTATTTGTAGATACAATAAATGAGAAGACTACAAACAACGGAGTGGCGATTCCGGGTCATGTGTTGCAAGTTCAACAAACAGTTTTTAAAGACAGCTTCTCAACTGCCATTGGCCCTGATTTTGCTGAAGTTACAGGGCTGAGGTGTAATATCACACCCAAGTCAACTAGTAGTAAAATTTTAGTAAATGTTTCTTTATGTTTAGGTGTACAATACTTTTCATTTAGAGGAAGAATTTTAAGAGACGGAACACCTATTGACGATGCGTTAGGTAACCAACGCGGTTCTAACAGAAAACGAGTTAGCTATTCATATTGTCAGTATTATAGTAGTAATACACAGTATGATATGATAGCGGGGGCAGTTGAATATTTAGACTCCCCTTCTACAACCAGTGCTATTCAATACAGTATAGACCTTGGCGGTTACAGCACATCGCACACTGTTTATGTTAATAGAACTTCTAACGACACTGATGGAGCTTCTTACTTTGGAACCCCCATTTCAACAATGACTTTAATGGAGATTGGTGCATGACTAGCATACTAAAAGTCACCGAAATCCAAGACCCAACGAACTCGAACAGTGCGCTAACCGTTGATAACAATGGTCGCATACTTACGCCAGCAAGACCAGCTTTTTCATGTAGACCAACTTCAGCCATAAGCATTTCAGCAAGCGGTTGGAAAACAACAGATTTTAATACCGTTGATTTTGACATAGGAAATAACTTACATTCCGATGGGTATTTTGTTTGTCCAGTTACAGGAATTTACCAGTTTAATCTTCATATGCGTTTTGATGGCGTTGGTTCAGGTTACATAGTTATTTGTTTGGGAACAAACCTTACTGGCACTACTCCGCCTACAGGAAATGCTAGTTTATATTATAATAGCTATGTTATGAACGGCTCACCAAATAGCACTTATGATTCCTTATCCACTTCTTTGACAATTCAATTAGACGCTAATACTAATGTTGTGCCTTGGCATATTAGTTCAGACACTTCTTATTCAGTAGCGGTAGCATCAAATTTCAGCGGTTTTTTGGTGGGGTAAATTATGGCAACGGTATCAGATGCAGTCATGGCACTAATTCCTGATGAACAGTGGGTGCTTAATGGTGAGCCTACAAACGAATTTGAGTTTAATTCTCAGTTTTCCCGTGTTATTGGAACAGACGAACATGGTTTGGCTATATTAACAAGAAATCCAGATAACTTTGGTGTGTCATGGGGCGCGGTGTCTGCTAAAATGAAGGAGTTAAATGCGGCAGAGCCTCTTAAAATGTTGCGCGAGGAGAGGAATGCTCGACTTGCTGAGACAGACTGGTGGGCGTCTTCTGACCTTACCATGTCAGCAGAGCGCACATCATATCGACAATATCTGCGAGACATAACCAAAACATACTCATCACTTGACGATGTGGTGTGGCCTGATAAGCCGGAGTAAGCCATGAGTAGAGCAAGAAATCTCGCAAGTTCAATTAGCGCAACAACCAAAACGGCTGTTGGAAGGACTGGCAATGTTACTTTGGATTTAAGTGGTAACTCTAATTACTTTGACGCTGAGACTTTAACTGGGGCCACTACCGTTACCTTTGGAACGCCGTCTACTCAAAGCAAAAGATTTATTTATACCTTTATACCAAGCTACGACACCAGTGCGTCTTCAGTAGATGATACAGACACTTGGATTATCGATGGGTCTGAAGGGGCTTATCATAACAATATAGACACTGCTTATATATGCAGACTCTTTAGCAATAACGGTCTTAGGTATTATACATCAACTGCCAGTGGCGACCAAATAAATGAATTTATATTAGATGCCCCATTTGAACTTGAGACTGCAACTTGGAATCATAGAGTTTATTTGAATAATGAAAGTTCAAGTAACTATGGCCCAGTTGTTAAGCAGTCTTTTAATACCTCTTTGTCTATCCCTGAGTGTATGCGATTCAATAATGACGGGACAAAGCTATTTGTAATGGGTCGTGGTAGTGATGCAATAAAAGAGTTTCATCTGTCTACTGCTTTTGACCTGACTACTATTTCATACGACTCTAGCTTTTCTGTTGGGTCTAACGAAACAAACCCATTTAATTTTAGCTTTAGTGCTGATGGCACAAGAATGCAGGTTTCTGGCTCTACTGGGGACGGGGTTGACCAATATCTCTTATCAACTGGCTTTGATGTATCAACTGCTTCATTCGTAAGGTTTGATTCAACAACCGCCCTGATTGACGGAAGTTCTGTTGCTAGCTATGCGGGGTGTATGCTTTGGAATGCTGACGGGACAAAAATGTTCTACGGCCCCGCAAATGTTGCAACTCATTGCATATACACACTAACCCCCGCCAGTCCTTACCTTCTTCACACTAATACGACAGTTGACTCAAATAAGATATTTAGATTTGGTGTCAATGCCAGTTTTCAAAGCACGAGCAATATGTGGACACATATGCCTACACTAGACAGAATGTATTTTTCTGACCAATTCTTGATTATTGAACGTGGCACAAGGTATATACCAACTTTTGCTACAGCCTTTAGCGGTGCTACTAAGTTCTTCTCAAGGGGCTATAGACATTTTTTAGAATTTGAAACACACGATGGTGGTTCAAGTTATCAACTTATAAACCACACCAAGACTAACATACAATGAGTTGAGTTCAGATGTTTGGCGCTCAAGCAATATCAGAAAACTC